AAGGAAGTCAACGCATTTTTAGATGAAGAGGCGAAGGCTCGCGTAAGCTGGAGAAAAAAACAACAAGAAGTCCAGAGGCGCGGGGACATGATGTATATCGATGCCATACACGAATATAGAATCCTGTATGACATCAAACGAGCTAAAGATGAAGCATTCAAACAAATAGAAAAAGAATTCGGTAAAAAAGCAGTCGGTGAGGTGCAGAGCCTAGAAGATAGGCTACGGCGGGAACGCAGGGAGCTTCAAAAAGAATATGACTCAGACCGCAAACAGACTAGAAACGAATGGCTGATCATCGGATTATTAGGTCTACTGATCTACGGAATCCTTAAATTTGCGAAAGTCTGGTAATGGCCGAAGAAAAACTTAACGCTAATGACACGCTCTCTAAGGTGTTGGCGTATGTTGACTCGCCGTTTAAGCTCTTTGCCCTAATCCTGATGGCGGTCTTAGCCTTTTCTGGTTGGATGTTTTACGACAATAAAGAGTTATTGGTGGGTGCTTATAAGGAACAACAAAAGTTACCGCAGATTGCAGAGGGTCGTGTTGATGATGCTGCTAGTCACCTGTTTAAGCACACCGGCGCTCAGGTCGTAGCGATATTTAAGGTTAACCCCATCCTTGGGAATCGGGTGCTGTATCGGGCCTACACCAAAGAAGGTCGGGACAAGACAATGGAAGGGTTAGATGTTGGCCTTTTTACAAACAACCCAAACAACAACCGGGATGTTGTGGCGCTGATGGCTAACGAGATACCCTGCGGAGAATACAAGACCGCTCAGTCTGAGGTGGGGCTTTGGTACATAGAAAAAGGTATGACTTACGGCTGTCGAATTAGTGTGCCGCCAGAACAGGATCGGTTTATTGGGCAACTTACAGTCGGTTGGGCTACACCCCCGGCTAATTTAGAGCATACAAGGGCGATGCTTATGATTGCCTCAACTATGTTAGCAAAGGAGAGAAAATGATCCCTTTAGCAGCGATTATGTCGATTGGGGAGAAGGTGCTTGATAAGGTTCTCCCAGACCCAGCCGCCAAGGCCGCAGCACTTGCTGAGCTGGAAAAGATTAAGTCTGAGGGTCGTCTCGCAGAACTGAATGCAGACAACATCGAGGCCCAAGAACTGACCAAACGGCAGGAAGCCGATATGAAGTCGGACTCTTGGTTATCCAAGAATATCCGGCCCATGACCCTCATCTTCATATTAGGCGCTTATTTCACCTTTGCAATGATGAGCGCATTTGGATCAAACGCAAATGAGAAGTATGTAGAACTGCTGGCCCAGTGGGGCATGCTGGTGATGTCGTTTTATTTTGGTGGTCGGACGTTGGAAAAGATTATGGATATGAAAGCAAAAAGTGCAATTAAGTCCTAATTTCACCCTTGAAGAGCTGACCCGCTCGGATGCCGCCTCGCGTAACGGCTGGGACAACACCCCCAACGAGGCTGAGATAGAGAACCTAAAACGCCTTGCGGAGCTACTTCAGGCGGTTAAAACTGCCTTGGGTGGTAAGCCGGTGATGATTAACTCTGGGTTTCGGTCTAAGCAAGTAAACGACTCGGTGGGGTCTAAGGACAGCTCCCAGCACCGGATCGGGTGCGCGGCTGACATTCGAGTCCCGGGCATGACCCCCCGGCAAGTCGTAGAGGCGTGTATTGCGGCCTCTGTGCCGTTTGATCAGATCATCCTAGAGTTCGATAGCTGGACGCACATCAGCGTCCCTAACACCCCAGAATTAGCTCCCCGAGGGTCAAAATTGATCATTGACCGACAGGGAACCCGAGCTTTCGCGTAGTCTCCTCTCCTGCTTCGGCAGGCTTGAACACCCCCCGGCCTAAAAACCGGGGGTCTTTTTCTAATAAAGCGGGGCGCAAGTGACATCGATTACAACGTCCCTACTGACGCCCCCTACGATCCGTCTGCCGTAGACCACGATGGCCCTAGTCTTAGCTGCCTGACAGTCTTGGATGGCGTTGGCGGTCTCCAAACGACTTAGGGCTACAACCTCCTTATCTACGATCAAGGACTGCGCTGGCGGGTTATAGGTCGTGGGTATCGTTGTGGCGCACCCTGCTAATAGGGCGGTGCTTAGTACGAGTAGTCTCATTTTTTCTCTCCGATTTAATTTGATACAGACAAGTTACTGCGATTAAAACAATCATGGCCAAGAGGAACGCCCAGACGTCACCGGCGGCTAGGTGGGGGACGTAGTTCATAGGACTTCTTTCACCGTGATAGTCACCGCGATGGGAGTAGCTTTCTGACGCCAGTATTGGCTCGCCATGACCCACTCGGTAGCTTCCCTACGGGTTCTAAAGACGTAAGTCCTAAACGGGTGTCGGGGGTCATCGTGGGTCTGCACGAATCGCCCGTATTTGTCCCGTAGCGCCCAAGCTCTAGTCTTTGACATCTTTGCCAATCGCAGTCAGGGCGCGAGCTAACTGCCAACGCATATCTAGGATGATGTTTGTGATCCGATCCTTGTCCGCATCCATCATGGATCGGGTCGCACGTTTAAGTTCTAGCATCAGGCTATCGACCTTAACGATGATGGTAGAAATATCGTCTTTTTCCATGTCACCCCCCTAAAAAGGTATGTCGCTAATCAAGCCCGTGGAATCGTAGTTTTCTACTGCCTCTGTCTTGGTCTTGGATTCTCCGGCAAATTCCAGCTCATTAAGACGGGCTCTTAAAGACATACCCTCGGTTCCGTCTTTGCGTTTGTATTCCTCAATATGAGGCTCCCCAAGGGTTACAAAGAGCTGCTGGCCCTTGATCAGGTGCTGACTTAACTTCTCTACCCGATCCCCCCACATGGTCGCGGAGACCCATTGTGTCGGTCTCTTACCGTCCGGGCCTTTCTTCCCGTAAGAGAAGGCTAGGGATAGATCCATGACGGGTTTGTTGTCCGGGGTGTATCGGACTACTGGGTCGTTACCCAGACGAGCTAAACCTACTAATAACATCGTTACTCTCCTTTATCGAAATAGACTGCTTTGGTGTTGTAGAAATCAAAGAGCTGGTCGCATTCCTCTAAGAATGTTTCCGCAGCGCTCTCAATAGCTTTGATTTCTTCCGGCGTGGGTTTGAACTTCCGGATAAATAGGCGCTTACCCTCTTCCATGCGCGGGTCATAAGATACAAACCATACGTCCCTGCCGGTGCAAGCTGCCTGCAAAATCATCTGTGGTTTGTAGTCATCAGGAACGACCTGATTCCGTATGTATTCCATGTGTGTCCGGGTCTTTGGGCATTTAATTTCGATCAGGCATCCGTCAGACGTAAACCCGTCCGGTGAGCAACCTAGAAAACCTATGGTCGGGTGATCAATAAAACCTACGTCCTCGACCTTAATGCCGGTCATAGCCTCAAAAGCCTCTTTAGCCGATGCCTCTTGCTCAACACCCCACGCCATTTCTGTGGTGACGTATTTATCGGCAAAGGTCTGGTTGATCCGTTCGGCCACAATCTCATAGCGCAGATTTTTGCGCTCGGTGGATTCCTTGCCAGACTTTAAGAAGTTCATGGCCGCGCTCATACGCGAACCGGTGAGCTTACCAAGTCTGTCGTTCCACCAGTTACCGTCTTGCTGGAAGGGATTGGGTTCACGCATTTTGGGTCTCCTTTAGCTTTTTGCCGTAGGTCGCTACTTCGTCACGCATAAGTTCGCGTTCATCTTCTTTTAGTGCGCCCCAGAAGATAGCCAGCATCTGCGGGGTTGACGCATCGTTCATAGCTTTGAGCAGCTCTTCTTTTGACCGGCTTTTTCGTTCTTCAGCTTTAGCTTTTGGTTTGGCCTGCTGATGGATGGCGTTTTGGACTTCGTTGGCCGAGGCAAACTCAGTACCGCCCCAGCCTGCCGCAGCTAACGCACGACCAATAGCAGAGGTCTCAGCGTTCTCTAAAGCAGAGGTGGAGTTAATTTGGCCGTTGGCGCGGAACTCTTCGGCGTGGCCGGTAGAGATACATTTGCCATCTTCTTTATAGATCCGGGCCTGCATGATCACCACTACGTCATCGGCCTTGATGATTTCTGTGGACAGCTCCCAATCAGGGTGAGCCTCGCGGAACTTCTGAACCCGTAGGGCTACGGTCTGATACTCCTTACCACGGATATTTACAACACCTGTATTCATGACTATTCTCCAGTTAGAAAGATACGAACAACACAACGACATACAACATTACAAGCGTAGCAGTAAAGACTGCGTATTCTAGGTACTCGATCAATTTATTTTTATCCATGTTTGGGCTCCCGCAGTAATACATAACGTGCGTAGCGGACACCGTCTTTACCGTCCATCATGTGAGTGCTGATCAGCCATCCGCGACCCTTGAGCTTAAAGATAACGTCAGCAAGTCGAGTGGCGCGATACTTAGTAATTGCCTCCCAGCTAGTGATGTGTTTGTGTTTGCGTAGGTGTGCTGCCACATTAGCAATCTTAGTCATTTCTAGTCTCCTTATCGTGAATGATCAAATAAATCTTTAGCAATCTGACGGGCTGCTTCTTTTGTCAGCGTGATGCCAGCTTTGACGTTATCGGTGTTGATGTGCATCCATACAAAGTCGACATCAGAATGAATGTGGGTCTCAAACCGAGAGTCGCCAAACGGGCCGGTAAACTTGCGAACCTTAGATTCTGTTTCTTCTTGCTGTTCAAGCTGTTGCTGGTGGTGTAGTGCTTGGCTCATTTATTCTCTCCGCAGTTAATATGGTCGGCTAGGAACTTCTCGATGTCTTGAAACGTAGATACCCACGCCCGCAGACCGCAGACGCATTTGTAGCTGGGTATGTTGTTCTCGATGATTTTCACCACATGATTGATCGGCTGATCGTGGTGCTGTGAGTAGACTGTCATTTATTCTCTCCGATAGTGGGGGCCGAAGCCCCGTTGATATTTACTGCATCTGGATGGTGAGGTTCTCACCGAGGATTGCTTTGACCGCAGAACCGAAGTGCTGGCGATCAAGACTAAATCCAACTGCGCCAGCGCCCATACGGGTTGCTGTAAATTGTTTAGCTGCGTCCGACAGCGCAACGAATTGGAATTCGCCGTTAAGGCATTTGGGGGTTTCGTAAACTTGAAAGTCCATGGTGAAGCTCCTTTAGGTATCCGGTCTGAGCGTTGACCGTGATATGAATAGTAAACTGTTTATAGGCCATGTCAACAGGTTTTTTAACTTTTTTTACAAAAATAGGGTAATCCCCTACAAAATGTGGGGTAATTGGCAAGAACAGGTTATTGCCCTATAATCGGGGTGTCAGCAGGGTGGCACCTGTTGGAAGAATGAAGATCATCAGGAACCCCCGTTTGTTTAGGTGGGTATGTGTAGCGCGGGAAATGTGGCTCTCCAGCCTGATGATCCGGTCATTTTTCCTCCGCTGCCCATGCCAAGGGCCATACCCACCTAAGTATTCGGGGGTTTTTCTTTTGGTGCTGGCTGCGCGAAACGCCAGCTAAGTAAAAGGCGGGGATGGGATAGAGGCCGGGGAATAAGTAGCCCCGGAGCCGGGGTCGACACCCGCTATATCCGTCTAGTAGTGGGCATGGCTACCTAGAGTACCGTTGTTACGGGATACATCTCCATGTAAGTCTGGCAAAAACTTGTTTTTGCTAGTTGGTCGGTCTATGGTTTTAAGGACAAAGGACAGCTTGCAAACAGTTTGCAGTTCGGATACTGTAATTCCATGCAAAACGAAATCGACCAGCTAAAGAAGGTCATCCCGTGGGCCAAAAGACTCTGGGCGCAAAGCCTTGGGATAGTGCTTTCCCTGCTAATCGGGTTTGGTCTAGGGGTCTTACATACCGAGGGCCAAATCATTGATGACTGCCGGTACTCCAGCGTCTTTAGGATCGGATTACAGGCCTACAACTGCCAGAGGCGAAATTGACCAAAGATGACCTACATAACCTAGCTTCTGGGGTTGGAATGATCCGCACCGAGAGCGACCTCATAAAACCCCTTTGGACGGCCTCGGATAGCCAGTTAACCCGGATGCTTGAGATAGTGATCAGGGACGTTAAGCAGAGCGCCTCAGAGGTCATGGTGGGCGCAATTAAGAAGGCTGTCGCGTATGAAAGGGCTGAGTGCGCCAAAATTGCCGGGTACTCAAGCTCTGAGGCAGCTAAAGCTATACGGGAGAGGGAAGATGATTAGGTTTCTAGTCCTACTTTTGGTTGCAACCCCGGCTTTTGCTCAGGTTTTTGTCATGCCCAACAAAGGCGGGGGAGAAATCACCCTGACCTCAAGACCCTGCGTGGTTAACAGCCAGACGGTAGAGGGACTAAGGGAAGGATACACATGGAGCCCATCGACCCCGTACCAGAAAGCCTGCTGGACGATTGTTGATGGTATGGTTCACGTTTTGTATCTTGATTCAAACACCCGTAGAGTGTATGCAATAGAGGACTT